ACATCAAGGCAGAAATACAATTAAAATGATTTTTCTAAGCAAAAACGGTGCTGATGAATACATTAACCTGCTTGCTCAAGGTCTTGGGCAAACACCTGTGAGCGAGTTTGAGTATGAAGACACTCAAGAGCCTATAGTACTTAGAGGCATACTCAAGCACAAATTAATGAAACGCTGTTGGCAAGATGGCCGTGACTTTTACTACGTTGACACTGGATATTTTGGTAATGGTCGTTGGAAGCAATGGCACCGCATTGTTAAAAACAATCTTCAACTGACTGAAATACAAACTCGACCAGGCGACAGATGGGAGCGGCACAAGATTAAATTTAGTTCCTGGAGCAAAGGTAGTAAAATTATTGTTGCTGCTCCAGATGAAAAACCTTGCAAGTTCTACAACATAAATTTAGATGAATGGATAGCGCAAACTGTTGCTACACTTCAGCAACACACTGACAGGCCTATTGTTGTTAGACAACGTGCTCCAAAGCGCACAGACAGAATATCCACAAATACTTTAGCACATGCCTTGACTGATGCACACGCTCTAGTAACATTCAATTCTAATGCTGCAACTGAGAGCATATTGTTAGGCGTTCCAGTTTTTACTCTAGCTCCTAGTGCTGCTGGACCAGTTGGGTTACAAGATTTGACACAAATAGAAACACCGTACTATCCAAATCAGGATAAATTATATGCTTGGGCATCAAGTCTGGCATACAGCCAATTTCATATTGATGAAATGAAATCAGGAAAAGTTTGGAAAATATTAAATGCAAGTTAAAACATTTTTAGAAACAGCTGGTAATTTTGAAGAACGAGACATACTCAAAAAATTTTACCAAGGTCTATTAGTAGATCAAACGGTAAATGCAAAAATCAGTTTGGAGTTAAACTACTCTGCTTGCGAAGTTGCAGTGCTTTACGGTAGTTGGAAACCCAGAGACAGAGATTATCATGTGGTTCGAAATAGCATTGTTAATGAAGCACAGGCATTTGTGGTGATCGAAACCGCATTGTTAACCAGAAAAGTATTTGAAGAAAATCGATACTACAGGATTGGTGTGAATGGATTCTTAAACAACTCGGGCACGTTTACAAACAATGAAATTGATGATACTCGATTCAATCAACTTGGGCTGTCTTGGCCAAACTGGCAAAACAACCCTGACGGGTATATTTTGTTGATGTTGCAATTGCCTGGCGATGCCAGTCTTCGGGGAATTGACATATATGAATGGTGCAAGTTTGCTATGAAACAAATTCGTAAAGTGTCAGACAGGCCTATTAGAATTCGATCTCATCCTCTGCACAAGTCCAAAGAAAATGACGACTTTCAAAAATTTGTTTTTGAGTTGGCAATGAACTCAACTAGCAATATTATGTTTAGTCAAGGCAGCGAAATCTCTCTTGCAGATGATTTGATGCATGCGTATTGCACAGTTGGATATTCTACTGGAAGCAGTATTGATTCCATACTATGTGGAATTCCTGCAGTGGCATGTGACCCAGGTAATTTTGCCTATGAAGTCAGCACAAATTTTTTAGATTCTATTGAAGATCTAATACAACCAGATCAATCTGTAATCATGCCTTGGTTATACAAATTGGCATACAGTCAATGGACATTAGAAGAGATGGCTAACGGCCAGGCGTGGAAACACATAAAGCCCTTGATAAATTTTAACAATACACCGCGTAAGAAAAAATGAAAACTGTTTCGGTTTCGGTATATCATCGAACTGTGCCAAATGTTAAAAATCAAGAAAAAGTTGATGTCTTAAAGTTTTTTTCCAATGGTGCTGGGCTTGTTGGCGACCAAGTAATTGATGTTCAGGATTTCCATTGCAGATCAACAGATGTAGCAGTAATACAAGGCTGGATAACAAACGATCCAGGGACCAAAAAACACCTAGATTTACGCAACAGAGTTATCAAGCATCAACTGGAAAATCACAAGCACGTTGTGGGTATTGATTCCAATGTGTTTTTGTATGCTACTCCGGGCAATCCACATCATTATTTGCGATTTAGTTTTAATAGTATATTTCCTGATCAAGGAAACTATTGTGATTCGCTATCTGATCCTGCTCGCTGGCAAAAGATCAGCCAAGACTTAAACATTTCTCTCAAAAGTTATCGCACATCAGGCGACCATATATTGTTGTTGCTTCAACGCAATGGTGGATGGAGCATGGGCAGTTTTGATGTGCAAGATTGGTGCAACAATACCATTGTACAACTGAGGAAATATACCAACAGGCCTATTGTGGTGCGAGCCCATCCTGGAGACAAACAGGCATTGGCTTATCTTAATCCTGCAACCGGCAAGTGTAAAATTCCGTGGAGTCACAACATTCGTTTAAGCACCAATCGTGAGCTGACAGATGATTTAGTCGGCTGCTGGGCCGCAGTCAATCACAACAGTTCTCCTGTAGTAGGTGCAGCTATCGAAGGCTATCCTATTTTTGTCACCGATCCGGTCAAGAGTCAATGTCGAGAAATTGCTAATATAGATTTTTCACAGATTGAAAACCCACAATTACCAGACAGACAACAATGGGTGGAAAGATTAGCAATGAGTCACTGGAAGTTTGATGAGCTGCGCTCGGGTCAAACTTGGGCACACATGCGGAAATTTATTTAGACTCGCATGCCTGGAAACACAGTGCGTTTGACTTGATCGTTGTCGTGATCAATTGTGTCAAACAATTCAAATGGCAACTCTAATTGTTTACACAAATCGGCCATGGCTTTGGTATCCTTGGGCAAACACATACCACCATATCCACGCATGTCTGGACCGCAATTCAAGTAATTGGAACTTGATGTGCCGCGCAATAAAAATGTGCTTAACACAACGTCATAATCTGAATTTAGCCGATCGCAAATTTCATACATCACATTGGCAAATGTTACACGCAGAGCATTAAACGTATTTGAGTAATATTTTAAAATTTCTGCCTCCGTTGGAGTCATTTTTACACGATGCTTGGGCAACCATGCATGTGCTTCGCACACTCTATGCCATGCACGTTCACTGGCCACTCCCACAGCCAGCAAGTCATGATTGCGAACAAAGTCTTCCAAGGCACTGCGCTCACGCAGAAACTCTGGCACAAAACAAATGTCTCGATCCTGATATTGATCAATTAATTTCTGTGTGGTTCCGGGCACACTGGTTGACTTGAGCGCAATCACTCCGGTGTATCCAATGTCTTTGAGTCCTTGTATAGTGCCATGCACAATACTTAGATCGCATTCACCATTTGTACCAGCAGGAGTGGGCACACAAACAAATACAATTTCTGTGCCTAACAATGAATCAAGGGCAGTTGATAGTTTTGGATCATGTGCCACAACTTCGTGCCCGAGCATTCGAAACCCTTCTCCACAAGCAGATCCTACCACACCCCATCCAGCAACACCTATTTTCATTTTAAACTTTCTAAAGTTAAACGAATACCCTCGGGCAATGCAATCTTTGCTTCAAAGTCAGTTAACGAATGAAATTTATCAATTGTTCCACATCGACGTTTTACTGAACCTTCGGGTGCTGGCATACAAACAACATCTCCAGTGATGCCTGCTTCACACAGTATTTTGATAGCCAAATCTCGGATTGAAATCTCATCATCAACTCCAATGTTTACAATTTGATTGGCAAAGTTTTCCTCCATGATCACTCGGCAAGTGGCTTCAATGGCATCCGAAATGTACATGAAACTTCTAGTGTTCTCCCAACCGTGCAATGTTAGGTCACCTGTGAGAGCACGTTCATAAAACTCTGGAATAAAGTGATCAACTTGCCCGGGGCCATACACATTGTGATAACGAATGATAGCATACTCCTGACCCAGTTGGGCATGAGCCGCAACACACTGAATTTCATTTACAATTTTACTGCCACCATAACTCCAGCGTGGATTGGTCACATCACCAACTACCAACGGTACTCGTTCATCTGTGGGCACAGGATAATCAAACAAGTCCACAGCACCAGCATAGCTTTCACATGTGCCAGTAAACACAAAACGTTTTACTTGGCCTGCGTATCGGTCCAATAGATATTGAGTAGGTAGCACACTATCACGCACTACATCAAGTGGGCGATTGTAAAAGTGCTTGGTTCCGTTGTGTGCGGCTAGATGAACCACAATGTCCACATCCGGCAATGAATCTACATTTGCTTTTACAGTTAGATCACATCCATCCGTGCGGTCTGCTCTAACCACTACATGCCCTTGTGCTTCTAAGGCAGGCACAAGGTGTTGGCCAATAAAGCCACTGCTGCCAGTTACTAATATTTTCATTTGATATTGTACTGCTTTTTCCATTCAAAAAATTCCATTGTTTCAAATGGAACGTCGTTGTTGACATACCAAGTTTCCATATGACTCCATACTCCTGGATTGCGTTTGCGTTGTGAACAAACATTATATACAGCTACTTTGTAGCCTTGAGTCAGCAAGTAATTGGTAGCAATCACATTGTAATTTACGTCTTGGCAATAGAGATCATGTTCAAACGCAATAAAATCAAAAGTCAATCCAGATTCAACTGCTTTTTTAAGTGCGGTAAATGTATTTTCGGGCGGTTCTATGTCTGCCTGTAAGAAGTTGATGCGGTTGGGCAATCCTTGAGCTTGGGCCGCTGACCAGTAATCAAAGGTAGTGGCATCCTCCCAATAGATATGATTGGTTCTACAATCAGGCCAGAATGGTTGGTTTCTAGTGTCCAGTTCTAGTCCAAACCCCCGCCATCCCAGTCTTTCCAATGCCACAGTGTTGCTTCTCTGCACAGGCTTTTGAGATCCTATTTCTATATAAGTGCCGTTTGGCCCACACAGCCCGTATGCAAACCTGTCTACCTTGGCTTCTGCTGATTTATTGAACGTCAGGTCTTTGAGTTGATTGAAGTAGAATGTCATGGATTTCTTTGTTGGGTATTTATAGTTATAAATATATGTAGTTAATTAAAAAGGTTACAGATGACAATTCACGTTTACACATCACAAAGTATTGATTATTTCAATGACATTGGCAAATACAGTTTGGCCAGCGTATTAAAATTTCTTCCTAGCGACACAAAAATTACAGTCACTACAGAAGATTTTGACAAGTGGCCCAAATTGAATCCTAGAATCAATCTAGTTGATTTGTACAGTCTCAACAACGGGTTTAAACCGTTTGAAGATCGCTGGCAAGGTAAAATCATGCAGAAGGTTATTAGTTTTGCCAAAAAAGGCTATACTGTGTTGGAAGGAACAGAACACAGTGCTGCTGATACCATGATATGGTTAGATGCTGATGCGTTCATCAAACGTTCGCTTGATGAAGCGTTTTTTAGAAAGTTGTTAAATGGCAATCTATCAGCACACCTAGGCGTCACACACGACAGCGGCGAGTTTTGTGTTGAAAGTGGTTTCTTTGTATTTGATCTAACACATCCAGGCCGCAGTGATTTTGCTAGAATCTATCGAGACTACTATGACAATGATCGCATGGAAGGCATGGGTCGTTTTTATGACAGCAACGTGCAAGGGCATGTGGTCAAAGATTGCGAAAAATTAGGAATTACATTTACAGAAATGAATCTCCGTCAAAAAGGCAATACACCCATTCGTGGCAGCATGGTCAACGACGACGTGGGACACTTCAAAGGAAAAATCAAACGCCAAGCCGAAGAATTGTACGAAGAATTTGTCATTAAAGATTATGTCAGTCAGGTGCTTGCATGACACATGACATAACATGGATCACAAGCTTCAGCCAAGTTTATTTTGACTCTGTAGCAAAATATAATTTACCTGGCTGGTCAATGCTGGAAGGTCACAAAATTGCCATGACTGAAAACATGCCAGGGTTTTCTTATCCAGGACTTGAAGTCATTGATGCAACTCCTGCATACCCAGATCCCAATGATCCACACTTTGCTCTTGGTGGCACTAAAAAGGGCAAGTTTTGGCGCAAAGGCAAGTGTTTTTTGTGGGCCATTCGTAATGCCAAAACACGTTGGGTGATTTGGCTCGACAGCGATGTTAAAGTTCTAAACCCCATTGACTTGAGTCGCTTCTGGCCTAGAGAAGGAGATGTTGTGAGTCTCATCTGCGGAAATCTCAAACAGGCAGAATCTGGTTTTGTTATTGTAGATACCCACCATCCATTGTTTAGGCAATGGACTGATGAATACGAACAATGCTGGTACAACGGCATTGTTGATACACTACATCGTCCCTGGGATAATGATGTGTTGTGGTATGTGTGTAAAAAATTACCACATCGCAATTTAAGCAAGAGTGTAACAAAAAGTCCACAAGGATTTGAGGACACAGACTTATTGGATTACATGTACCACTATTCGGGTAAACGTCAAAAAGATCTGGTGCGAGCATGAAGCCACAACTATTAGCCTCTAAAAAACGCAGTCAGGCATACCAAGAATTTTTTGCCTTTAGCATTGGTGGCCCAAACAAAACCTATATTGAAATTGGTGCTTTTAAACCAGCAACCAAAAGCAATACCTATGCACTAGAAGTTGATCAGGGTTGGCGCGGATTTAGTATGGAACTAAATCAAAAATACAAAGGACATTGGGAACAATGCTTAGAACGTCACAATCCTGTGTGTTGGGAAAATGCTATTACATTTGATTACCTTGCACAAATTGAAAAAATGAACTTGTCTCGGCGCATTACTTTCCTCAGTTGCGATATTGAACCACCTAGCAACACATTTGCCGCGCTAAAACGTGTGATAGAACAAGGCATTGAGTTTGATTGTATTTGTTTTGAGCATGACAAGGCAAATCCCAGTAACAAAGATACCACTGACTATGATCCTATTGTGCGTGAATATTTGGCAGGCAAAAGTTACAGGGTAGCAGTCAGTGATGTTTATTGTAACAACCAAAAAGACTACTTGTTTGAAACTTGGTTTGTAAAAAATGACGTTGACTATCCGCCTACACAGACATTTGATGAGTGGAAAATCTGGATGGGCCTGGTATGAACATTGAAGTAATTACCAGTTTTGATCAAACGTACTATGACATGATTGGATATGCCTGTGTGGACACTTGGTTGCAGTATTGGCCTGACGATTTGATTCTTACTTGTTATGTAGAAAATATGACCTTGCCCGAAAACTCACGCATTCGTCAAATTCCATTTGAAGAACTAGGTACATCGTATGTGCAATTCCAGCAGAGTGATGAAAGTGATCGTGTAAAAACTTTTTCTAAAAAAGCCTATTCAGTCATGCATGCGTTTGAAAATAGCACAGCAGATTTGATTATTTGGTTAGATGCAGATGTCATTACAAAACAACTATTGCCTCGTGAAGTGTTAGAATCATTGTGTTCCAACGCACAAATGGCAGCATACATGGCAGTAGATCATGACGGATGGTACAGTGCTGAAACAGGTATTTTTGCAGTTAACACACGCCATGTTGCATTTAAAAAATTTGCTTCAAGATATCGTGAACGTTATGACAATCATATCAAACATGATTTAAGACGTTTTTACGACGGAGAAGTGTTCGGTGCTGTGGCAAAAGAATTTAGAGCTCGGCCACATCAGTTTGAAATGAACGACTTATGTGGCAAGTTTACAAAGGCTTATAAAACACCAATGAAACACACTGTTTTTGGAACGTTTTTGCATCACTACAAAGCCAAACATTCCAAAGCAGCTTTTGTAGCTCAGGTCCAGTAAGATTCTGTGCGTTGAATTTTTAAATCTTTAGCTTTGCTTTTACCCAGTGTTTTACGATCACCTTTTAAGTGATCTAGGTATGCACCCCAGGCTGAGTTAATTAGGGGATGTCCTTCACCTGTGATCAAATGGCTTGACCAATCAAGCTCTTGTAATGGCAAATGTTTTCTCACAGCATCAAACACAAACGAGTCGTGCCATTCTGCTAGTGTAAAAATGCCCTGTTCGGCATCATCATAATAGCGTTGAAACTGTGTTAAAAAATCTCTTGTGCGTTGACTGCGCAAATTCATTGCATACAACCCACATTCAGTATATTTGCCACGCCGCCCCAAGAAACAAAGATCTTGATCTGCAGGGCATAGTCCATCCAAGTCATCAACTGAGATAGGGCTATGACATACTGTGTCTGCATCCATCCAGATTAACCAATCAGTATCAATGTGTTTGGCACAGTGAAAAATACTGTAGACCTTGTGGGCAAATCTCACGGCGTCCCATTTGAATCCTTTGCCTGCATCCTTACGTTGCGATCTAACTGGATCAGCACTTACATCACCATTGGCCCTGGGCACACCCTGCCAACATTGTTTGAATGCAGTGAGTTCATTGACCACAGAGATGTCACGTACTACTAGATTGGGCGCTGTTTCTTGTACGCTACACCCTTCTGCATACACAACCAAACTGACAGGCCACGTTTGCAAAAACGTTTGAATCATGCGGCGGCCGTACTTTGCATAACCATCCGCGTTGAAAGTGGTAATTACAGTGTATTTCATCTCACATACTTATGATCAATAACGTAGCCTATTTTCCTTCTCAATGTGCTCAAAACTCTAGACCCATAATGAGTGCGGTACTGGATCTCTTGCAATCTCGGGGCATACAAACACAAGAAAACTCCATGACTGCTGATGCGGCCATAATTTGGTCAGTATTGTGGGCAGGGCGCATGGCGCCTAATCAAGCTGTATACGAACACTACCGCAGTCAAAACAAACCAGTAATTATTTTGGAAGTTGGTGCGTTGTATCGTGGGCAAACTTGGAAGGTAGCCGTAAACAACATTACCAGTGCAGGATACTATGGACACACGGAAAATTTAGATTGGGACCGTCCTCGAACATTGGGAGTCAGCCAAGCCATAACTTTTAACTCCAATCCTGGGGTGGTTATTGCTGCCCAACATGCCCGCAGTTTGCAAGTGGCAGGTATTGACATGACACAGTGGGTGTTGGATCAAATCAAATTAGTACGTCGACATACAGATCGCCCAATCAGTGTGCGTCCGCACCCACGCAACAGATTGAATGTAAGTCAATTGCCACCAGATGTCAAGATAGAACAGCCACATCCTGTTGCTGACACCTACGACAGTTTTGACATGCGATTTAATTATCATGCGGTGGTCAATTACAATTCAGGACCAGGAGTACAAGCAGCCATTGCTGGATGCAGACCTATAGTGCATGAATCAAGTTTGGCTGCACCTGTTGGCATGACTATAGCTGATATAGAAAAACCATACGATATCAATCGAGATCAGTGGCTGGTAGAGATCTGCCACACTGAATACACACTAGATGAATTGCGTAAAGGAACATGGCTAAAAAGAATAGAACCCGCACTGATCAAATGACCGACTGCGCTTGCGTTATTCACGGAACTGGTTACGACTGGATATATGTCGAACGGCTGTACAACATGTTGAATCGACGACTGAGCGGCGGTTGTAGAATGCATGTTTACACAGAACATGATAGGTCAGTGCCCCCGCACATGATCAAACACTGTTTAGAAGAATGGAAAGGCATAAGTGGACCAAAAAAATCTTGGTGGTACAAAATGCAGTTGTTTAATCCTGAACACTACCAAGGCAACTTGCTGTATTTTGATTTGGACGTTGTGATCAATGGAGACATCACGTGGATCACACATCTTGACACAGAAAAGTTCTGGACCATAAAAGATTTTAGATATTTGCAACACCCCACATTGTCGGGCATCAACAGCAGTATCATGTGGTGGAATGTAAACCGCTATCAATATGTATGGGAAAAATTCAAATCTGAGGATGTGACCAAAGTTGTGCGCCAGTATCATGGTGACCAGGACTACCTTAACGCTGTTATTGACTACAACAATCGCAGATACCTTGACGTCAATCGAATCAAAAGTTATCGCTGGGAGATTGCTGATGGAGGTTTTGCCTTTCCCATGCGTGTGCCTCGCTCACCAGGTGCAGGTGCAGTGATTGACTCTGACACTTGTGTTATGGTGTTTCACGGTCACCCCAAGCCACACGAAGTACGTGATCCTAAAATTGTACAACTTTGGGTTTAGTTTTGATCGGTTGACCAATAATTGACGTTTTGCTATAATTAGGACTTAGCAACAAGGAGTCCTCCATGGGGTACAAGGTTATTGAAGTTGATGCCATGCGTGACAAATACGGAGCCCGTGCAGGACTAGAAGGTCCGTTCAACTTCTCTGGCCGAGTGCTATACTACGACCCCAAAGAGGGCGCCTACTATGACCCCCGCACTGACTTCTACGTGAGCCAAGCAGAAATGGATGTGCTCAACCAACAATTTTACGAAATCTTAAAAAGGTAATACTTTTGTTATACTTTGCTTATGGAATGAACACCAACCGTGAAGGCATGTCTTCTCGCTGTCCGGGCGCACTGAGCTTGGGCCACGCACGCCTGATTGATCATGCCTTTCGCTTTGCCATTCATGCTGATGTAGTGCCATGCAAGGGCTCCTATGTGGATGGTGTGCTGTGGCGCATTGACGAGTTTCATTTGAACAGTCTGGACAATCTAGAAGGCTTTCCTTGGTACTATAATCGCGGACAATTTGCAGTGGAACATCGTGGTGAAGTGTTTGTTGCAGAGTGTTACTTCATGCAACCAGGCAACGAGGACAGCCTGCCCAATCAAAGCTATTTTGACATGGTGGTGCAGGGTTATGAGCAACATGGCGTGCCCACAGAACAAGTGTTTAACTCTGTATACGATAGTATTACATAACCCGCCAACTTATCGGGACTTGACCAATAATTTCCAATCTGCTACAATAGTGGCATACAAAGCAAAAAGGATTATATGAATATTCGTGTTAAAGCCGCAGTCAGAACCGTGTTGATCCTCAGCGGATTTGCATTAGTTAGTATTGCAGTTCAATTAATACTAAAGTATACACCTCCAGAAATGATAGCGCCTGCTTTGGCTACTGTGGCCATTGGGGCAATGGTGTATCTTCTGTATACTATAGTATTAGGGCAGATTCGCTCGGAAGAAATACTTAAAGCACTCAACACTAAAGGTTGACCAATAATTTCCAATTTGCTATAATACACACATAGACAGCAAAGTTCAACAGCACACCAAGGAGCCAACCATGAGTGCAATTCGTATCGTTCGCGGCGTTTACCGCAACAAAACTGTTCAAAATCAAGTGTTCACTTTGGTGAGCGGATTTCAAACTGGTGCCAAAGGTGGCTATGTCACCGTGCAAAATGATGGTACCTTTCCTAACTGCCCTGATGCCATCCGCATCAAGGTAGAAAACATTTCAGACATTGAGTATACTTCAGGAGAGCATGTGCAAGAAAATACTGTGAAATTCAAACCCACTGTGGTGGCAGAGACTGATGAACAAGCCATGGACCGTATCCGTGAGCGTTTTGACATCCTGCATGAGATGACCAAGGCCTGTGTGAGCGGCGACATTCGTGCTATGATTGTGAGTGGCCCTCCGGGCGTGGGCAAGAGCTACGGCGTGGAGCAAGAGATTGACAAGGCCTGTTTGTTTGACAAGCTGGCCAGCAAACGCCTTAAGGCTGAAGTTGTTAAAGGCTCAGCCAGCCCTATTGGCCTGTACCAAACCTTGTACAAGTATTCAGATCCCAATTGTGTGTTGGTATTTGATGACTGCGACTCAATCCTGTTGGATGACGTTGCACTGAATTTGCTGAAGGGTGCCTTGGACTCCGGCAAGAAGCGTAAGATTTCCTGGTTGTCGGACAGTCGCGTTTTGCGAAGCGAAGGCATTCCAGACAGTTTCGAGTTCAAGGGTTCGGTAATTTTTATTACCAACTTGAAGTTTGATACCATGCGTTCGCAGAAACTGCGGGACCACTTGGATGCATTGCAAAGCCGATGCCACTACTTGGACTTGACACTTGACACCATGCGTGACAAGGTCCTGCGTATCAAGCAGATTGCCAAGGACGGTGTGTTGTTTGCAGACTATGACTTTGACGAGTGTGTGCAGGACGAGATCATTGCCTTCATGGACGAGAACAAAAATCGTCTGCGTGAGATGAGTTTGCGTATGGCTCTTAAGATTGCAGACTTGCGCAAGATGTCAGTGTTAAACTGGAAGCGTCTTGCAGAGACCACTGTTATGAAACCCGCAGGAGCCTAACATGTATGAAATTTGGGATGGTGACTTGTACTTGTACTCGGTGGATACTGAGTACGAAGCAGATGAACAGCGTGAAGCAGGCTTCACAGTTAAATATTTAGAATACTACGGAGCGTGATATGGAAAAATTTGCAGTTTTTGTCGGTACAGTTGTGCTTGCTATTGCAGGAGTTCTGTTACTGAGTTTCTTACTGAGCTGGCCAGTGTACATGCTGTGGAACGGTTGCTTGGTGAGTGCCGTAGCAGGGGTCAGTGAAGTGACTTGGTTGCAAGCCTGGGGTATTACCATCCTGTTCAGCTTCCTTTTTAAGACATCAGTCAACTCAAAAGCATAACCCTCCAAGGTTATCCCGGGCATTGGTTGGCTCCGGCCCGGGCTTTGTGACAGGTACCCTTAAAAAAGGTACCTGTCTTTTTGACTTTTATTTGTGCATGTGCTACTATATACACAATGCCTTTTTGTTTTTCTCCTTGGACCAATATTGATGTCAGCCCCGTGGGTGACATTGCTCCTTGTTGTAAATTTATTACCGAGTCCTACAATCAAAAATTCAACATCAGTGAACACACTGTACACGATTATCGTGGCAGTGCTTTTTTGCAATCCGTACAACAAGATTTTCGTGCAGGGCAGTGGCCTGCAGGTTGCACACGATGCCAGATTGAAGAACAAAACAAAATTCAAAGCAAACGCCAATTGGATTTTGACCGTTGGCAATCACATTATATTGCCTACAATCTTGAACAAGATGGGTTTGTAACAGCCAGTATTGCATTTGGTAATACTTGTAATCTCACATGCATCACATGCAATCCTTATAGTAGTAGTCGTTGGCGGCATGAGTACCAAACCATTTATCTCAAAGACGTAAAGAATTTTCATTTTTACAAAGATGATTTTGTGCAGGACTTGGTACAGTCGGCACCACATTTAGTACACATTGACATACCTGGTGGCGAGCCATTTCTAAGTGGTGTTGCAGAACAGCATGCATTGTTGCAACACTATGTTGACACCAACCAAGCTAGTAACATTACACTGCACTATACCACCAATGTGACCACTTATCCTAATCAGGAATGGTGGAACTTATGGCAACACTTCAAAGAAGTTGACATGCAGTTGAGCATAGATGGTGTGGGCGAACGCTACAACTATATTCGTTATCCAGGTGACTGGGATCAGATACAGCCAAATATCCAAAGATATTTGGAGTGCCAAACTCTGCCAAATTTTTGTCTCAGCGTGAGTCACACTGTGAGTGCGTACAACATCTATTATCTTGACGAATTTTTTACGTGGTGTTATAATACAGCACTGCCTACGCCTTGGTTGGGTCGTGTACACAATCCTGCGCACATGCGGCCTAGTGTGTGGCCAGATTGTGCAAAAAAAATCATAATTGAAAAATTAAAAACCAGTGCGTACAAGAATGTACAACCTTGGGCAGAGTTATTAACACGCACCGACGACAGTGGGGTTTTTGAAGAATTTAAAAACAAGTTACATGCGCATGATCAATTTCGTGGACTTGACTTCAAAAAAACTTTTCCAGAATTATCTAAATTTATTATATCATGAAACTATCACCAACTATTGAAGTAGACACGTTTTTAACAGAACAAGAAACAAATCAACTTGCCGCATTGGTGTATGCGCAATCAGTGGCAAAATCTGACATTGGTAATTATACAGATTCGGGTAAAGATGGAAAACACAAAGGCAAAAAAATTGCAACATTTTATGACACTGATGTTGATACATTGTATGAAGTACTAGATATTATTTTGCCTAAATTAAATCATGTTTTTGGATATCAACCCATCATCGAAGATTTACACATTTTGGAATCTAACATACCTTACATGATACACAATGATTTTACATCAAATCATAATTTGACTCCTCGAACAGTTGAATGGCTGAACAGTCATTTGCCAGAGTATACAATCATTATACCAATTGAAACTTACAACAGCATCACTGTTATTTTTGACGAGTCTTACAAAACAAACGATTTTGAACAATTTAAAAAAGAATATACTGGAGATCTCTCAATTAAATTAGACAAACGGTTTATAATGAACAATCTAACACATTTAAATCCAAAAGATTTACGTTATTTAACTTTGCATTCAACACACAAATGGAACAAAGGTGCAATGTTTGCAGTAGATCGACGATATTACCATTGTAGTGATAATTTTATAAAAAAAGATATAGAGTATAAAAAAGCCATAGTGATTCGAACTGTGACAAAAATATAATGCCATACTGTACCATACAAATTCGAGATGAAGTAAACATCAAGATTGAAGGCCTGGACTTGGATGCTCGCAAGGCTTTGGTCAATGCGTTCAAGTATGATGTGCCTTATGCAAGATACTTGCCAGCAGTAAGGCTGGGTCGGTGGGACGGCAAAGTCAGTTACTTCCAACTAGGCGGCAGCACATACACCAATTTGTTGCCAGAGATCATGCCCATCTTGGAACGCTACAACTATGACATTGAATTGGATGACCAAAGAGAATACTCTACTGTATTTGAGTTTGCTCAAGTCACAGAACAAACATTTGCACACAAGACTTGGCCCAAAGGACATCCTGCAGAAGGGCAACCTATCCTGTTGCGTGACTACCAAGTAGAGATTGTGAACAACTTTTTGACCAATCCACAATGCATACAAGAAGTGGCCACAGGTGCAGGCAAAACAATCATGACAGCGGCATTGAGTGCCTCCGTAGAGCCATATGGCAGGTCCATTGTGATTGTGCCCAACAAGAGTTTAGTCACACAAACTGAAAAAGACTATGTTAATCTTGGCTTGGATGTGGGCGTTTACTTTGGTGACAGAAAAGAACACGGGCACACACATACCATCTGCACTTGGCAGAGTCTAAATGTATTGCTGAAGAATACTAAAGCAGGCATAGGTGAGGCAACCATACAGGACTTTATTGAAGATGTGGTATGTGTGATGGTAGACGAAGTACACATGGCCAAAGCAGATGCGCTCAAAACTCTGCTCACAAGCGTAATGGCTAGAGTGCCAATTCGCTGGGGATTGACCGGAACTGTGCCCAAAGAGAAGTTTGAAAGCCAGGCCCTGTTGGTGAGCCTGGGTCCTGTGATCAGCAAGCTGAGTGCTAACGAACTACAACAACAAGGCGTGCTGGCACAGTGCCATGTGAACATTGTGCAGTTGCAGGATCACGTGGAGTATTCCGACTACCAAAACGAGCTTAAATACTTGTTGGAAGAGTCAGGCAGGCTGGATGCCATGAGCGAACTCATACGCCATGTAAATGAAACAGGCAACACCCTAGTGCTGGTTGATCGCACCGAATGTGGTCGTCAATTGGTAGAGCGACTGGGCGAACGTGCTGTTTTTGTGTCAGGCGCAACCAAAGCAAAAGATAGACAAGACGAATATGACGAAGTGGCGGACAGCACTGATAAGATTATTGTGGCTACCTATGGTGTTGCCGCTGTGGGTATTAATATCCCTAGGATTTTTAATTTGGTTCTTGTGGAACCAGGGAAAAGTTTTGTCCGCGTTATTCAAAGCATTGGACGCGGGATAAGAAAAGCAGAAGACAAAGAGCATGTTCAAATCTGGGACATAACTTCGACTTGTAAATTTGCCAAGCGCCATTTGACCAAGCGCAAACAATTCTACAAAGAAGCCAACTATCCGTTTACTCAAGAAAAACTTGAGTGGATGAAGATAAAATAGTTGACTTTTCTATTAGATCTCTATATACTACAAACATGAGAATACTTACCCTAGACAATGCTACATACGATTTAGATCACCTGCCTGAAGAAGTAGATGACATGCGTTTTGCTATATTGGACAATTCAAATCCTGCAGATCCTGACTATCATTTTATACCATTGATCTTCTTGGAGAGCTTTAATGCTCCTGCTCTTGTGTTGCGCATAGGCGAGCACACTATAAAGATGCCCATGGATTGGCAGATACTAATTGGCGAACCTGACGTTGGAGACTTGGAAGTGCTACCACTTACATCAATCAACGATCGTGGGTTCAAAGTATTCCAGTTCAATCCATTGACTAGTTTCCGTCCTAGTTTCCCTGACATTGAAATCCTGGATGTCTATCACGAAGTCAGCTGGTATGCGCCCAAACTCAAGAATGGTCAACTGCTGGCTGTGCCTGTGAGTGAAGGTGCGGATCCTGACTGTGTGTACTTTGTCAAAGACGTCAGCCGCAATTGTGAGATTGTGGACTACAATAAAGCGTGGTAGTATGCCCTACACTGAACCTGAAATGTTTGAAATCATCAATAGACTGGCCAGAGTATATCTGGAAAGTTATCCCAACGATCGCGAAGGCCTAGAGCGGTTCTTACGTTGGGCACACCTACAATATGGCTACCAGTATGGGCAGTCTTAAGCCGGGTGCCACATACATCTACGAACGCAACGGTAATGAAGTGTATGCTCGTGAGTTTGGTGCTGACCCTGCTGACCGTGTGCTGGTTGGACATGGATATGACCCTGTGACTGGGCATAAAATAGACTACGATAAAAGAACCAGCGACGGCCGGCCATTGCATGATCACCTAATGGAGGACAAACTGTGGGGCGAAATTCGGCGAGCTGCTCGAACCAATCCCACTTTACAAGACGCACTAGAACGTGCTATAATGATTTACAAACTGACCAAAACCGATGAGCGATAAACTGACCATTGCTAATGAGATGAAGATGTTTGACCGCAAGGTTAGATCATTCTATGACGATCTCACCGCAGAAGAAAAGAAAAAGTTTTCAAACTATCTCATGATACGTTGGGGTTCAGCAGTAGAAGGTTCAAGAGAACTGCAAGAGTTTTATGTGATTGCCACTAACGAACGATTGAACAAACACTTCTTCAATGTAAGCAAACATCCAAAACTGCAATGGCTCATGGCTACGTCAGTGAGTCCAGACTTAGGCAGTCAAAGACATCCTTGGATTGCTCCCAAGAAAAAACAAGCTGGCCTTAGCGCCAAACGCAAAGCACTGATGGCAATGTATCCACACTACAAAGATGATGAAATAGAAGTAATGATGCAGATTGTGTCAGACAAAGAAATTAAACAATACTCAAAAGACTCTGGCGACGATCCCAAATGACACAATGTCAATTCTGCAAAAAAGACTTTGCTCGAGAAACCAGTCTAGCAGTGCATGTGTGCGAGCAGAAAAAACGTAGACAAGAGCGTAGTGAACGTGGTGTGGAACTGGGCTTTCAAGCCTACATACGTTTCTATGAGATGAGCCAAGGCAGTGCCAAACTCAAAACGTTTGATGACTTTGCTGACTCGCCTTACTATCGCGGCTTTGTGAAGTTTGGACGCTATTGTGTGAGCACAAAAACTATCAATCCCAAACAGTTTCTTGAGTGGCTGTTGAAGAACAACAAAAAGATTGATCGTTGGGCAAGTGATCAACTGTACACAGAATATCTCATACAGCATTTGCCCGTGGAGAATGTGAACGATGCACTGGCACGAGCAGTGGAGTTTGGCATGGACTGGGCAGAAAAAAATTCAGCACAACCGCAGGACTGTTTGAGATACGGCAGTACCGCAGCCATGTGCTATGCAGTCACAACAGGTAGGATATCACCTTGGGTGATTTACAATTCAGAGTCAGGGCAACAGTTCTTGGGCGAACTCTCTCCTGATCAGATCAGCATGGTATGGCCCTACATTGACTCAGATATATGGCAGAAAAAGTTTCACAACTACCCTGCTGATCAAGAGTATGCAAAAGACATATTGAGCAAGGCAGGTTGGTAACATGGCAACAGTGATATTTTTAACACTCATACTCCTACAGATCAAACACTGGTACATTGACTTTGTGGATCAGAGCATGGCAGAAGTCAATCACAAAGGCCAATACGGACACTGGCTGGGCATGCGGCACAGTCTCAAACAGGGCATTGGCACAGCCCTATGTGTTGGGTGTGTGTTAGGCCCTGTATACTGGGCCGCCAGCATAATGATGGGTGTGATAGATGCTGTGCTACATTATCACATTGACTGGGCCAAGATGAACTGGGGCAATAGAGACCTTCAGAATCCCAGCTTCTGGGCACACTTGGGTCTAGATCAGATGGCACATCAGTTGACTTACATTGGCCTTGTGGCTATAATTGCATTATGATTAGAAATATTAGCGGCAGCAAATACATTCAAGTATCAGGTGGCATGTCTACCAATCCATACATCAGCCCAGGTGCCAGCGGTGCAGGCATGGTGCGATGGAGTCCCAGCATGAACTGTTTGGAAATTAATGATGGCAACTCCTGGCAACAGCTTCACTCATCACATCCTATGATTTCACTCTCATCAGACGCCGAAACCCTGTTGGACTGGGCACGAGCCAAGCGTGATGAAGAATGGCGCATTGCTGCCATGGCGGCCAAGCATCCCACAGTGGCAGATGCCTTGGCAGCAGTTGAACTGGCCAAAGAAAAACTGCAAGTTGTGACTGCACTTTGTGATACTGATTCAAAATGATTGTTTATAGCAACAGCGATAGTTACGGAGTGATGAGTACAGGATTGCGATACTCTGAATTTTTAGCACAATCACTAAATGCAACGTCTGTCAATGGTGGCAAAGAAGGCAGTTGTAATCAAAGAATATTCAGAACTACTGTTAGAGACTTGTTAAAATTGCGACAGCAAACTGATGAACCTATTTTGTGTTTGTTATGTCTTGGATCATTGATTAGAGGCGAATGGTGGAATGAAGCAAAACTTCCGCTACCAAATGAAACAGACGGGCATTTTGAAAGTTTTCAAATACACGGAGTTGATTCCCTTGCCCATCCTGCTTGTGCTTATATGGATCAATGGTATAGAGTATATAATGATGAAGCAGTTCAAACTGATCTAATGTTGCAATTGACTTTGTTGACATCTTGGCTAACAACTAATAAAATTGAGTACATTATTTTTTCTGGTAACAACATTACATACAAGAAGATAGATTATAATGATATTTTTATAAAAGATTTTGCAACGCCAATCTTTGCTGATCAAAGTATTTTTGATCTAAACAATTTTTCATTTGTAAAATTCTGCCTAGAGCAAGGACATATACCGTTTGATTATGACAAATGGAAAGAGCATGGCCATCATGGCGAATCTGCTCATAGAAATTTTGCAAACTTTTTGTTAAAATATTATCATGAGCGCAGACATTGACATCGATGTGCCGGACAGAACGGCTGTGTTGAAACTGATTCAGCACACTGCCGCACGGCAACTGCATCAAGGTCAAGTGCGTAAGCACAATTCAGGCATTTATGTCACAGACATTCCTAGAGACATACCCAATGGCTGTGCAGCCATAGACTATGAGTCAGCAGAACAGCGTGGATACTTCAAGATAGACCTGTTGAACATGAGTGTGTATCAGTTGATCCGTGACCCTGCACACTATGCGGCTATGCTGGCAGCCGCGCCGCCATGGCAGAGACTGTGGACTGATACTGCCTGGGCCAGTCAACTGGTGCATGTGGGCAATTACGCAGATTTAATGGCGTCAATGCGGCCAGATTCCGTACCTAGAATGGCAGCATTTATTTCAGTTATCCGTCCGGGCAAAGCACACTTGCAAAATCGTCCTTGGACTGAAGTGTTTGCTGAAGTATGGAACGGAGATGATTCACGTGGATACACATTTAAGAAAAGCCACGCAGTTTCCTACGCGGCCCTTGTTGCCCTACACATGAACTTGCTCAATCAAGACGCCGCACAAGTGTAATTGATTTTCGCTTGGTTTTCTTGCGAGCAATGTCCATCAAACTGCAAGCTGGACCGTGTAAAATTTCAAGATCTTTGTTGGAGAATGTGCGCAGTGTAGGGCGAAACTTGTCCCACTCACCACGCAAAAATATGTTTATGGGTATGCTTCTATTGCTTTCCCACCACCAGGTGGCTGCCAGTTCTAGGTATTCTAGTTTGGCGTCTTGAGTTAGCACAGCACCAAAATCGTAGATGGTTGTGACAGCATCGTCTTTGTTTTGTACTACACCCACGTATTCTTCATTGGCGTACACACACAGCGTTATAAACGGATATTTTATTGCTAGTTTTTGAAATATATCATTGCCCATCGGTTGTACTTATGGCCGGTAAAGATTGGTTAAAAAAAGCATTACCAAATCTTGGTAAATAGTAGATGTATTCAACCACCATCTATCTTTACCAGCAAATTACCAAAGTCTTGTTAGTTGACACCAGTGGTGGATATTTCACAGCGAGGTACGATCCAGTGTATGCAAAACAATTAACCGTTAACAAAGGCGTAGACAATGTGCTACTGTTTGAATTTATCAATCAAGAGGAAAAGCCTGTGAACATCACAGGCAGCAGTTTTGTGTTCAGATTGATGAATCAAGCTGGTGATCAATTGCTGGTTGAAAAGCCCATGGTCACACTCAGCGCCACACTGGGCAGAGTAAAAGTGGTGTTGGATAATGCGGATACCATCAACATCACAGCACAGCCCGGCAGCTACAGCATACAGCGCACGGCAGGAGACTATGTGCAAGCGGCCTATGTAGATGCCAATTCAGGCGCCAGAGCAGACTGCAACATTGTGAATAGTGTGCTGCCTGCGTTTGTGCCCAGTGAAATGTTGACCATTCCCACAATCTACGGCAAAGCACAACAACTGCAACCAGGACCCACAAACTATCCCGACTGGGCATTGACTCCGCAACCAGTGAATACCACGCAACTTACAGAATTCTATTCTAGTCATATTCCCACTAGCGGACAAAGTTTGACAACAGTTAAAATGGACCTGGATCACTATACCGGAACTGTTAAGTTTCAAGCAGCAGACACTTACGAATCAGTTTGGTATGATGTTACTGCAAGTTTTGAATTTTTTAATGAAACTTCTACACAGTATTTTAACATTGTGGGCTTTTACAACTTGATCCGAGCTGGATTTAACAACAGCCAAGGATTTGGTGCATCAGCCACAGCACAAGTTGCTAATGGAGTGGTCACAGGTATCACTGTGAACAACAACGGACAGGGTTATGTGGCACCACCCAAAGTTCAAATCTTGGGTAACGGTTCGGGTGCAGAAGCCATTGTGACTTCGGTGGGCAATGGTGCAATTGGTGGCATCACTGTTACCAACGGCGGATCAGGATATCTACCAATCCAATACCAAGGCACCATAGCAGCCACGGTATTGATTACTACAGGTTACATTACCAACCTCCAATATCGTTGATTTAGCCCAGCTAATCTGCTACAATGTAGCAATGCTTGACATCCTTGCGTATCTACCTGCAAAAAAGAAACCCACACCATCAGGTTGGCTGAGTTTCAATGCGGTTTGTTGCCAGCACAACGGCAGCACTAGAGACACAAGAGGTCGTGCTGGTCTCAAAGCTACCGAAGCAGGATGGAGTTATCACTGTTTCAATTGTAGTTACACGGCCAGTTTCATTCTAGGACGTAATGTAAGTTACAAAGCCCGTAAACTCCTGGGCTGGATAGGTGTGCCAGAAACCGAAATAGAGATGCTTAATCTCGAAAGTCTGCGGCACAAGAACATACATGGCATACTCAGTGAACGGCAACAAGTTTGGAATGCCATCAGCGATATTCAATTTGGTGAGTTTGATGAGTTGCCACCGTTCGCAGAATTGGTCACGCCTGAACTACAATCTCAATGGGACTACTTGCGTTCAAGACGGGTACCTGAAGACTTTCCTGTGCTCACAGCCGTACAAAACGATGGTGTCCACTGGACTCGTCCACAGGTCATAATACCGTTTACCTACAACAACGTCATGGTGGGGTGGACTGCCAGGATGCTGGATGGAAAACAGCCCAAGTTTATCAGTCACAGTCAACCCGGCTATGTGTTTGGCACAGACTTACAACATGAGGATTGGCAGCATGTGATTGTGACAGAAGGCATATTTGATGCACTCAGCATTGGTGGTGTGGCAGTGATGCACAACACCATAAGTGATCTACAAGCAAGATTGATACGCAGTCTAGGCAAGGAAATAACAGTGGTGCCAGATCAAGACACAGCAGGTATTGAATTGATTGACCGTGCTGTGGAACTGGGATGGGCGGTAAGTATACCAGAATGGCCAGAAGGCTGTAAAGATGTCAATGATGCTGTAATTGCATTAGGGCGTGTTGGCACCTTGCTAACTATAATGCAATCAAGAGAAACCAGTAAGATCAAAATAGAACTAAGGAAAAAACAACTTGTTAAAAGAATACGGACTTGATGTCCAACGCCTATTTCTAGAAATGATGTTGGAGGACGCACAAAGCTATGTGCGTGTTCAGAACATCTACAACCCGCAGAACTTTGACAAGAGTTTGAGACCTGCGGCTGAGTTCATCAAAGAACACTCAGACAAACACAAGACCCTACCAGAGCGCACACAGATATCAGCTACCACAGGTGTTAAATTGGCGGCTGTGCCTGATTTGAACGAAGGACACTTTGACTGGTTCATGGGCGAGTTTGAGGCATTTACTCGACGACAGGAACTAGAGCGAGCTATTTTAAAAGCCGCAGACTTGTTGGAAAAAGGTGAATATGATCCTGTTGAAAAACTCATCAAAGATGCAGTACAAATATCACTCACTAAAGACATGGGCACAGACTACTTTGCTGATCCTAAGTCTCGCATTGAGAAATACTTCAACTCGGGTGGACAAGTAAGCACAGGATGGCCGCAACTGGATAGATTGTTGTATGGTGGATTCAGTCGTGGCGAACTCAACATCTTTGCAGGCGGATCGGGCTCGGGCAAGAGCTTGGTCATGATGAACATTGCATTAAACTGGCTACAGCAAGGACTCAGTGGGGTTTACATCACACTAGAACTTTCAGAAGAGCTTACGTCATTGCGCACAGATGCCATGTTGACCAATATGTCAACAAAAGATATCCGCAAGGACATAGACACCACAGAGCTCAAGGTCAAGTTAGTGGCCAAAAAATCTGGCAACTATCAGGTTAAAGGCCTGCCAGCACAATCAAACATTAATGACATCCGTGCTTACTTGAAAGAGTATCAAATTCAAACAGGCAAACGAGTGGACTTTGTGATGATTGATTACTTGGACTTGCTCATGCCAGTTAGCGCCAAAGTTAGTCCCAACGACTTGTTTGTGAAAGACAAGTATGTGAGTGAAGAATTGCGCAATTTGGCCAAAGAGCTGGGTATCCTAATGGTAACTGCAAGCCAGTTGAACAGATCCGCTGTGGAAGAAATTGAATTTGATCACAGCCACATTTCGGGTGGTATTAGTAAGATCAACACAGCAGATAACGTGTTTGGTATCTTTACTTCACGTGCTATGAAAGAGCGTGGCAAGTATCAGATCCAGTGCATGAAGAGTCGAAGCTCGACCGGCGTTGGTCAAAAGATTGATTTGGAGTACAACATTGAAACCATGCGCATTACTGATGAAGGTGGGAATGACAACGAAAACGGGTTCAGTAAAAAACCCAGTACAAGTATCATGGACTCGATCAAAGCAAAAAGCCAAGTTAGTGCTGCCGCAGACGATGCCAAGTCTGCGCCCTGGGAACGACCCCAAGCTCGAGAAGGGTTTGATTTAGAAACACCCAAAGTCACAGCTGATGTGCAAAGCGCCAAACTCAAGCAGTTGTTGGGCAAAATCAAAACATCATGACTGACGCCTATTGCTCCATGATTCATGGAGGATTACATTTAGACTTTAAACGCACACAAGTAACTGCTCAGCACTGTTGTTTGAGAAAAAATCAATTTCCCATTGATACCCAGACTAATTTTTGGAACAACAATAATTTTATTCCTCTGCGAGAAAAAAACAAAACTAATACATGGGATCTAGGATGTAGCAATTGTGAACGGCTTGAGGACAGCGGGCATACAAGCATGAGAACTGGCATGAATGCTGGGCTTAGAATCTTCGGCAAAACTGAGTTGACTGGTCCTGCTAGGATTGATCTAATGTTTGATATTAGTTGCAATCTAGCCTGTAGAACTTGCGGAACACATTCTAGTACATTTTGGCAAAAACATCTTAAAGCACATGATCGTTGGCGTCATCCAATTTTTAGTCCGAAACACAGTAATGAAGTAATACACAGCCTACAACAATTAGATTTGTCAAATCTACGGCAAATAGTATTTTGCGGCGGAGAAACCATGCTAGGTCAATCTTATTGGGATGTTGCTGCTTGGCTGGCTGATAATGTTCCTAATGCCAAACAACAACTCACTGTGTGTTTTCAAACCAATGGTACTCAACCAATTGTTGTAAAAAATATTAAGATCATTGAAAAATTACATCTTGTTAAGTTGCATGTAAGCATTGACGGCATTGGAGAAAAATTTGAATACCTCCGATGGCCTGCTACATGGAATCAAGTAACAGACAACATACTAGAAATAAAACAAACTGCTCCAGGCAACGTGATGTTTGTGATAGAAGAAACTATTAGCATAAACATCACGTTGCCTG